GCTCTTGAGCAATAAGTTCCTGCAAATGCTCTTCACTCTTTATCTGCGTATATAACGATACGTTCAAAAAATCCAGTTTCATATAGCCGCGGTCTTCTGCATCTTTATGATCGATGCTGGCACGACCTGTAAATGGGTCTGTGGGAATATCTGTTACATAAACACCTGTGTTGTGAGCTACCCATTCGCTGTCTCTATTAATGCTTGCTGGTGTGTGCTCAAGCAACTTTAATGCTTGAGTACGATCCCCAAAGTCTATGTCAATGTCCGATTTAAATTTCATTTATATAACCGATTAATATGCTTTATTATAACATCAGCAAGTATTTTATTCGAGCCCAGGCCTGGGTGTGCATTGTCCGTTCCTTTATCTACCAAAAAGTGTTCTAGCTCAATGGGCGACACAAGTTCTGGGTAGTTGTAAAAGTACATGTACTCTTCCATTGTAATAGAGTCAGCAAACCAAAAGGCAAAACGCAGTTTCTTTTCCCTAGCAATAGTAACAGCCGCACGTATTTTTATAGCGAGTTCATTTAACAAAAACTTCCTATTGTATACTTCGGACATTTCTTTAACCAACGGCATTTTAAAATCCAAAAATCTTAGATCTATTAGTTCGCCGCTGGTAGTATAACAATACTGCAAACGTTCTAAAAAAGTAACTTGCCAAACAACAACGGTACCGGGTACAAAATCAAGTTGTGTAAACACGTCAAATGATCTACTGTTACTTCCACCGCTTTTTCCTAGGTTAACACAGTTGGTACCAAACTCACGTGCCACAAGTGTAGCGTAGTGTGTATCAACATCTGGCAATCCATCACCGGCTGTATAGCTACAACCAATAAACACAGAATCATCAGCAGTTAACTTTGGTAGATTGTGTGCCCATTTATACGGATCACTTTTTATGGTACTGTAGTTAACTACATTATTGTACTCCACTTGTTGTTGTCTTAACAAATAAAGTATATTATAGTATTCTTGTTTATTAATAAACTCTGTGATCTGCGGATGTCCCCAGTATATTACGTCGGCACGACGCATGGCTTCTTGAAATAACTCAATGGTTGCAAACTCTTGTGGTGCAGTATGCCCTACTTCGTAGTCTTGATCTACAGAAGTAACCAATACACTTTCCGCTAGATCAAACTTTTTAAAAAAAGTACTTGTATTAATATTGTTGCTACCAACAATTAATGTTTTAGTCAATGCGTGCTCCGCAATGTTTCAAGTACTGCGTCGGGTACGTTACATGCTGCATACACAAACAAAATCACAGATAGTACTGCTAATGCCCAGAAGTACACTTCATTAAGTTTCATAGCCCAGCCTTTTCTAAAATATCTTTGACCCACTCAGTGTCTGCCAGATAATCTTTAAACTTACGTTGCCAATGATCTGGATCAATCCAGGGTAATATAATTTCTACTTGATCTGCACCAAGCTGATCAAGGAACTCAACACCCGACGCACAGTTGTAAACAACCCAAGCACTAATACGGCCGGTAGCAATATGATGTACCACACGATTGCTATTACCATAACGAAAATAATCACTAAAACCGTTTTTAAGCTCAGGATGATCGTCGGCATAGTCTTGCATTTCATTTAATGCCCTTTCAAGTGCGTCTTGTGTTGCTTCACGCTTTAAGTATTCATGTAGGTATTCTACATAAAACTCATCTTTAAGCCAGTAGTCAATCTTTTTATTATTCTTAAGTAGCCATTCTAAGAACTGTGGTGGATTAATACCACGTATAGCTACCATGTGTCTGCCCCATTTAACAAAAGCATTGTAATAAGGGCTCTTAGCAAAGTCTTCGTATGACTTTAACTTAGCGGATCCTTGTGTTATTTCATAAAAGCGTAAGTAAGCACGAAGCCCAAGTTGTACACCTGTTTCTTTTTCTTGTTGCCAACGACGTTTGGGCTCGCAAAGATGCACAGCCAAGGTTGTTTCCTTAGCAAATCCTTTTTCGCAATACTTACACTTATATGTCACGTTAATCCATTCTCTTGTAAGTATTGTAACAGATAATTATTAAGATGTCGATAGCAATGACCATCATAATGTTTAGAATGGTTGGGCCACACGTTTTCAGATTCTGCCCAAGTTGAACCTTGTTCGTGTAAAAATAGATTTGAAATAAACTTGTCCAATGGAACAATACATGGATTTTTTTGAATTATGGGTTGATACTGACTGTTTACTGTATCAAAATATTTACTGTAGTTAGTTTCGCAGGTATTATAAATGCAATACTTAATATTTCTGCTATCCAAGTACCCTGTAAACATTACTATATCACACATCAGTTGATCTATGGACTTTAGTGAATGCTCATACGTGTATTTGTTCTGTATGTACACATCAACATCTTGAAAATCTGTGCCAGAGTTAAATGTAGACTCTGCATTAACCGACCCATCGTGTACACCTTGTCTACGATAGTTAACCCAGTTATCTGTATTGTATTCTGCCGCCAGGAAATCGCTTTCGTAACGATCCCACATACTTAATCCTAGCAAGACAAACGCAACAGGATTAGATTCTATGTATTCCAGGGTGGTTCTAATAATCTGACGATTACTTCTTCCGCCACTGGCTAGACTTACAAAGTTTGTATAACCCAGTTTGTTTGCAAGATGTCTAGCTTCATAATAGTTGGCGCTAAAGCTACAACCATTTAATACAAATGTCATAACTCTTTTTTAATATCTTTGTCTGCCCAGCCCAAGCCTTTGGCGTAGGCTTTAAGATCATCCTTATCGTTAAGCTCTGACAATAACTTAAGGTCGTCTTCTTTTAAATGCGGATGCAGTTCACGCAAAAACTTAATAGACTTATTGTCGTTTGTTTTCTTCTTTGGCGCAATCCATTGGTGATACTGATTACCCATGCCCGGACTTACAGTTGTAGACAATAGCCACTGTAGTTTTTTGTGTTGTGTAGTATTAACATCAAAGAAATGCTTGTTAAGACGTTCGTTGCAACTCATTAAGTAGTATGCTTGTAAGTCAGAGTTACCGCCTACACTACTGCCCCAACGAATCATTAAGAAAGGACTAAACTTTTTCTTTTCTTCGTCTGAAAGTTCATCGTAAAAGTTTCTATTCTTACGATCAAACTGCGACATTTCGTTTTTAATGCTTAACTTATCTTCGCTCATTTAATATCCATTCAAATAGTTTGTCTGCTAATACCTGATGTCCGGCAACACTAGGGTGTCCGCCGTGCTGTATTAAGAGATTTTTGTCATTTAGGTCACGAGATATACGTGCTTTTTCTTCGCCGGGCAAATGATCAGGTATTACTTCTTTGTACATTTTAGTATTAAGTAACTGTGTCAATGTTATCGGACTAATTCTATCTCTGTTTACAATGCGAAACTCTAAGTTTGGGTCATAAAAGTTATGTGCATAAAAGTCAGTAATGTTATACTTTTCGCAAAGTAACTTTAACAGTACTATATTTTTATGATATACAAAAATCTCTAACCTAGGAGAATGTAACTGTTTAAAATATACTTGCGATAATTCATCAACTGTATTGCCTACTTGCAACTCTAATGTTGTTGAGTCGTTAACCCAAAGCTCGTCTCTGGGTGGCACTGAAACCATTGGGCGCCAGGCAAGTGCTCTACTAATGTCAGTTAAACAAAATAGTGCTGTATACTTGACTTCTGGATTGTAATCATTTTCTAAAAAATTAAAAAATGCCATAACAACATGGTCGATAGATGTAGCATTTTTACTTAAATCCAGTAAGTCCATGCCTAGCTTGTCTGCAAGTAGCACCGGGAACCGCTTAGATTTATCTTGTATTTGTGCGCCGTAGGGCCAACTATCACCAAATGTTAATAATACATCACTCATCGTTGGCTTTTTGTAAGTTACGCTTTTCCTGCGTGGTTAACTTATCCTTGCCCTTAGTGGCTTTACTGTTGCGTGGGTTACCACACAATGTACAATGCGGTTGTCCGCAATCCATTGCGTGATGTTTAGCATACCGGTGGGGCTCATTGATAGGATTACCGTGTGCCTTAGCAATCTTTAACTGACGCTTGATAGCGTTCCATGCACGTTGAATACGTGTGCCGTGTTTGATTTTATCTTCTTCTTTGCTCATATTTTAACCTATAGTAAACAACGATTTTATCTAACTGCTCTTGTAAATACGGATCTTGTTCTGCTCGCCTGTGTATGTCTCCCCACAATGCGGCATGTTTTAAACTTGCTAGCAACTCACCGTGTCCAAATTTATCTTCTGTCATACTGGATGCCACATTGGTGGGTCTTTTTCTGGATCTCTACTAAGCTCATACAATACTATAACACGATCGAGCGCATCTTGTAAAGCGGGATTTGTCTTTGCGGCTTGATGTATTTTGCCCCATAATATGATTTGGTCTTTTGTTTCTTGCTTTTGTCTATATTCGTAGTCCCATCCAATAGCAATTCTTTCACTAGCGGGTGCGCCAGCTTCTCTAGCATAGGTTACACCATCTGCTCGTTCGTAGATATATGTAGCACCTGGCTTGAGTTGACCCATGTTACCAAACCTTACCGTAGTCAATAACTTCG